TATCTATTGAATACGGCTAAAAATAAGCTAGATGATGCTTCCGATCAGCGAAGATAAGACAGCTATAAAAGCCTGGCCACAAAATTCTTTTGCCTTTTCCATTCGGCTATTCGTATTAAGATACCCGACTCCCTCATAAGTGATCTTATAAGGAGGATCGGTCTCAATATATAGGCCAACATCTTTCGTCCGGTTCCGCAGAATTGCGAAGCCCTCAATATAACCCTTCTCAATCAGCGTTGCGACGATCTCCATCCAATATCTTTTAGGGATTGTCATCAATTTAGAATCCCATGAAAAATCCTCTAATACCGGAGTTTTGCCGTTCTTCATACATTCGTAGAGGTACCGCAAAATCTTATAAATCAATATATCCATGTCATTATTCGCCATCAATCACCTCTAGGTCATCCTCTTTCACGTCTATGACCGTCCATCCTTCTGTTCTGTCTGGGTCAATAACATAAGAACCATCTGGATTTCTATCTACTATAGTTCCTGTCTCTCCGGTCGGTTTAATCTTAACCTGCTTATACAATTCCAACATCTTACCATCCTCCTTTTTATTTGATGCGGTGGGTAGTTATCAGTCTGATTTTATCTTCACCTACATCTTGACTCCAAACAACTTGAAATTTTTTCTTTTTTTCTACACCTAACATCATGTTAACAGAAAACCGTTTACCATATTCTGTTTTTTTTCTATCATACGAAGATTTGACAACCTGTTCAAGAATATCGTTCTCCAATTGCCGCCAATTTTCCTGCGAATACCCTACATCAAAAAATTCTTTAGCGTGTTTTGCCCCTTCTTTTAGCATATATTTTTTAATCTTATCAGGGTGAATGTAGTGATCCTTGGAAAGCCTATTGTGATCGTATTCATCTAGCTTTTTCCAATCCTTCCAGCTCAGTCCGTGCTTGTCATATGTTTCCGACCACCCATCGAACAGCTTCACTTCTTCATCGCTGACTCCGAAGTCGGTACGCTCCATATAGGCGCTTGTGCTGCACCGACAGTTGCTAGTAATAACTCCATTGGCAATGTATAATGTCGATAGAGAGGAGGCGTCATAAACATGCCCTTTATAAAATCTAACATCAACGCTGACGATGTCATCAAAATGTATAAATCCGGTAAAACCACTAAGGAAATTGCTAATTTCTTCGGAGTTGGTGCCCGCAAAATAACCGAAATCGCTAGTTCTGTCGGATATACTCCCACACCTATTCAAAATAGTGTTGATATTGGACTCGTCGTTTCGCTTTATAAATCTGGCGTTAGTCAAAACGCAATCGCCAAACAGCTTGGAGTTAGCCGATCCGTTATTAGGAACCGTCTTTGCAAGGCGGGCGTAATAATCAGAGGGCCTGCGGAAGCCAACCAACTCATGATGAGTAAGCGCACGCCCGAAGAGAACGCTAGAAACTCTCGAGCTGCTCATGATGCCGTCCGCAACAAGCCCAAGACCCACCAACAACTCTGCAATCATGCACTTGGCGTTCAAAACGCTTTCACTTCCTTCAAGAGTCCTTATGAACAAGATATCGCCGATGAGCTTATTAATCGCGGAATTAAATTTGTTCCTCAACTCGCTGTTGATAAATACAATATCGACTTTGCTATCGGGAATAACATCGCCCTTGAGGTCTTCGGCGGAAATTGGCACGCTAAAGGTAGGCACCGAGCTAGATTTGCTGAGCGCAGCAAAAAGCTTTTCGATAGTGGGTACGCCATTGTTATTTGTTGGATTGGTTTCAACCATAGATTTAACCCGTCCGCAATAGTTGACTACCTTATCTCCCTTGATAAGGTTCTTTGCTCTGACCCATCCGCGCGCCGTAAGCACTATGTGATTGGGGGTCACGGAAAGCCTTGTTCCATTGGAAAGTCCAAGCTCAACTACATTTCCTGAATATTCACTTCTCATAATCGCTTCTATGTCAGGAGCGATTATTTTTGTATCAGGAAGCACACAATTTGGATGCATAGGCGGGGCATTCACGCCTGGCTGCATATCCTCCATGCCAAAATGTTTCCCGTTGATCGCTAAACAATGCGGGCAAGCCGTCCCTAGGGAATGGAACGTATATTGATCGAATCCGTTTTCTTCAAATGACCTATGCTGCGCTTCCGTTTGAACCCGTGCCATTTCTGTGATCATCAAACGGTTCGCGTTATACTCGCTCGATTTCACCTTTTTCCGAAGCGTACGCGCCAATTCTTTCGGATTCCGACCTTGGATAAGGCCTGTCGATAAAAGGCTTCCCAGCTCGTTTCTGAGCGTGTCCTGATGCTTCCAGATCCGGTCGCTCCAAGTCGCGTTGTGAAAGCTGGCGTTCACGATCGAATGTGCGTACCGGGCGTTGTCATGGACCGTACGACCCAATATACCGGCTTGCCGTTTGAACGTCTCGATCGTGCGCTTTGTCAACTTCTCTTCAAAGAACCGCTGCAGCTCGTCGAAGCCGCCAACCAGATGCATCCCGATGTTCGCTTTCAACAGCTCCAACCGATTCACCTTCATTGTGAGGTTGTACAGGCGCATTTCCTCGTTTGCCTGGTCAGAAAAGTTTTTCTCGGCCACATACTTTTTAGCAAGCTCGGCATACGTTTGTATATCCAGTTTAGAGACCCTTTTTTTCGCTTCTACATAGGTGATCCCCTCTTTTGTGGCATATCGAGTGTAGAAATTATTGATCTGGATCTCGATTTCATTCATCATCTGTCGGTAGATGCGTTCGATTTCTTGGCTATATGCCTTCTCTTCTTGGATATTGTGCTTCCGCTGCTCTTCTTCCCGCTCGCGCCAATAGTCGGCGCTATTTTTCGATTCCGGCTTCGCCATCATCTACTTCCTCATGATCGTGTTCCGCAAAAAGGCCCTGAATCAGCTCGCTATCCTTCGTCTCTTCTTCCTGGATCCGTTCCAATTCGGTGTCCGGATCGTCGACGTAGGATAGCAGCGAAAGTTGGGTCCGTTTGGATACAAGGCCTTCGGCATCCTTTGCGATCGAAGTCTCTTCTGCCCGGTTGTTCGGGATATTTCTAGATGTCGTGATCACGATTTCTTTCCAAGCATCCGGATCGGGCACGTTTGTGGCCAGCGAGCAGAAGATCTTGTACCGCTTTTTCAGCGATTTTTCAATTTTTCGGTCAAGTCCAAGCGCCAGATTGCTCATGGCCTGCAGCTTGTAGGCCAGTGAAACTCCGCTGGTCGCGTTGCCGTAAGCTTCGTCGCTGATGTTTGCGACCATCGATATCTGATAGATCTGCTTCTCCAGCCGATCGAGGAGATTTTCTTGTGTTCCGTCTGCCGTGGGTTTGGTCAAAAACTGGACCACGACGTCCGAGGCGTTGTCTGTACCGTAAAAATTAATGACCCTCTCGTCTCGGATGCGTTTTACATTGTCCTCGTCGACTTCGGCTCCCAGGATCGCTAGATAAGCCTCCGCGAACGCCTCTACATCGTTGGCTTTTTCAGAGATCACGCGGTTATACTCTTCGATCAGTCCGCCCACTGTTTCGAACAATCCGATCCGCTCGTCATTGAGACGGTATTCAACTACAGGAATGTATCCGTAGGGATTTTCTTGCGGATCTTCTTTCTTTTCGCCATCGAACGCGATGATCGAGTCTCTTGTAAGGATCTCGCCATACACATCGCCCAGATTTTGATCGCTGCTGGTTTGGCTGTTGTTTTCGTGGTAGCCGTAGCGCACCGCAAACAAGGCGCGCTGCTTCAATGTATCGTCATAGACCACAAATAACTCGTCTGGTTTGACGGCTGTCATTTTTGTTTGACTCTCCTCGTCCTGGTAGAGGTATTCGAAAGCATGACCAAAAATACAAACATATTTCAAGAGCTCGAACTCATGATCCGAGATCTCATTGGCGTCTTCGAATGCAGTAATCGTGTCCAAAACGGTCTGATCGGGATGTGTCTTCTTGATCCGGTTGCCATAAGCATAGCCCATGAACGTGTCGGTAATGTAACGGGGGAAATTGGCCACAAGCCGGTTGTCCGGTTTCCAATTCGGTTTGTTTGGAGAAAAAAAGATATCGTGAAACCCTTTGTACATCATCTCCAGGTACCGATATCTTTGTTTTCGTTTTTTATGCAGTTTGATATATTCTTCGACCAGCTCCATCGATATGCCGTTTTGGATACGGCTTGGATCGCATACAAGCGGATCCGGAAGCTGATAGGGGTTTTTTTGATCGTGTCATCATATTCCTCCTTTGAACGTTTTCAATTTTGGGCTTCCTTTCGAGAAGCGCTCGACGCTGTACCGCATCGCGTCCATCAAATGGTTAAAATCATCGATCGGACGGTTGATCGTTTTGCCGAACCGGTCCTTATCCCATGTATAATTCGAGATCTCCGTAATGAAATGGACGCAGCGCGGATGGACAAGGATCTCATAGTCCTGGATGAACTGGATCCCGTGATTGATGGAGTCGGGTCCTTTGACCGAAGCCGTCACACGGAGGCCGTACCCTCTCAGCTCATCGATCGATTTGGGCTCGGCACTGTCCGCTACGATCTTCTTCTTGGCATAGCCTGACTTCGTCACTTCTTCATAGATCTTTCGGTTGGTCAGTCCTTTTTTGTATAATTCATCCCAAACGAAGATCTTCTTTCTCTTCTGGTCGATAAATCCGATAAAGAGGGCTGCCGGATCGTTCGAGTATCCAAAGTCCAGTCCGTTGATCGATTCGTACTGCTGAACGTCGTCGAGCGTGAACTCGGCCTCCTGCCAGTTCTCGAACACCAGCCCTTCCACGATCCCCCAATGACCAAGACCGGCTACCTGATAGCGTCTTGGATTGTTTTTCTTCATATCCTCGAACAGCTTCAGATCGGCCTCGTCGAGCCATTCATTGCATTGATAGTTGGTCGTGATCGCCAGCACATTTGGATCCGGTGTATCAAAGAAACGCTTCTTGATCCAATGGTGTTCGTTCCACGGATTCAGAGTCAAGGTCCATTGTTTCCAAAGGCCTTTTGGAAGCTCTCCACGAATCGACTCGTCAAGCATGTTGAAATCGTCCTCGCTCATGAGCTCATATGCTTCTTCGATCCATCCCCAGCAGAGAACGCCTACCGATACAGTGATCGATGTGACTTTAAGCGGATCATCCAGGCCCCTGAACAAGATCTTCTGCCCTGTCGGCTTGTAAGTGGCTTCGAGAGGGGAAAGTTTGAAATCCCAAAGGTGCGACACATGCAGCCGTTCGCACGCCCACTGCAGATCGGTGAAGCAGCTGTCTTTGAGTGTCCGATACGTCTTCCGGACCACCAGCAGGTTGGATCCTGGATATTTCATTAAGTTGTAAATAAACCATAGAGGTGTAGTCTTGGATTTTTTGGACGCGCGGGATCCTTTTACTACCCGATATCTGCCACGAAAGCCCCAAAACTGTTTGTATCCTCTGCCGACCAGATTTGGAAGATATACGGTCCTAGTCTTCAAGGTCGGACTCTCCTGTAAAGACAG